AACAACCTGGTGTCTACATGGACTGGGTTTTGTGGAAAGAGATAGCAATGAGGCTGAAAGAACATGAATGAGACAACACTAGAATATCTTTTCAACACTAGTGGGACAACTCTGTCAGTTGTTCCGTTCCGTTCTTACTTGTTAAATATTATGGATTTGCATGAACATGACCAAGCACATCTTGATCAAATGCCAGATTATGTATCATATTTAGATAGTGCAACGAGAGATGCTTATGGATACTGTGTTCTTGACAATGGTAGACCTGTTCTTTGTTTTGGTGTTAGTCCACAATGGTATGGTGTCGCAGAGCTTTGGATGATACCAGATAAGCATTTACTGAGAAAACATAGATTCATATTTCATAGAGGGGCAGGTAGGTTTATGGACTTTCTTATGGAAGAGTTGAATTTACATAGAATCCATGTTACAGTTTTAGCTAGTAATATAAAGGCACTTAAATGGATTGAAAGTATATCATTTCAAAGAGAGGGTGTGCTAAAAAAATATACGTTTGATAAAAAAGATATGATAATGTATAGTAGAACCAAATAGGAGATGCGTAATGGGTATGTTGATCAAACCCCCAAAATACACAAGACCACCAGAGCTAGACGCTACAAACAAAGCTATTGAGCAAAGAGAGTCAAGAGCTGCTGCTGAAGAGAGAAAGCAATTGCAACAACAGGCTGCTAGAAGAGTTGCAATGCGTAGAGGTGGAATTAAAGGATTACTTTCCCCTGACAGAGAAAATGCATTGCTTGGTACTAATGACACAATGATACAAGATGAAAATATAAGGAATCCATACGGTATGAGTTCTCTTAGAGGTCCAGGTGCATAATGGGTAGTATTTTTAGAAAGCCAAAAAAAAGAACACCCCCAACGCCTCCACCACCAAGGAGAGAGGAGACTGCAAAGAAAACTGCACATGAGCAAAAAAAAGAAGAGCCAACACCTAGCTCACGTATTGGTAGGAATGTTGTGGGTGGTCAGTTGCTAGGCTTTGACAATAGTGGATCACAACTTAGTGGTATAAGGAACCCAAGAGCATGACATACATTAGAAATCCAAAACTAAGAATATTAGATGACACACAGGTAGAGAATGGCTAGAAAGTTTGCAAAAGTTGCTAAGTCAAAGAAAGGTGTGCCATTGAAGTATTTGTCTGGTGCAAAGAACCCAAAGGCAAAAGAGTCAGAGATATTGAGAACAAGACGTTTATACAAAAAAGGATTATTAACTAAAGCTATGATGGATGAAATATCCAAGAGGAGAGCAAATGCCTAAGTACCCTAGTAGTTACACTTCAAAGTTTAGTAAGTCAACACTTGACAAAGTATACAAGAGAGGTCTTGGGGCATATTATAGTAGTGGTTCACGAAACGTATCAGCACAGGCTTGGGCTATGGGAAGAGTAAAAAGTTTTGTAACAGGTAAAGGTGGTGCAAGGAAAGCTGATAAAGACCTGTTACGTTCCAAAAGGAAAGGATTAGTATAATGCCAGGAACAATGAAAATGTATAAGATGAAAAAGAAACCAACCATGAAAGGCAAACAATCAAAGCTAGATGCCAACAAGGATGGCAAGATTAGCAGAGAGGACTTTGCCATGCTAAGAAACAAAAAGAAGAAGGCGTAGTCATGGCTTACTACACAAAAACAAAAAAAACAAAAAAGAAAAAGAAAAAACAAACAGCACGCTCTGCTAGAAAAAAAGGATTAATGAGGTATTAATGTCCATCGAGGATTTCATAAAAAAAGAATATGGAACTAGATCTTTAACTAGCACTAGAGCTGTAACTAATAAATCACGCAGAAAAAAGAAAACAAACGAAAGTTTTGAAAAGTATTTTGCAAAGTTTTATAACCCAAACGCTAAAGATAGCCTAGCAAAACAGAGAGCTGACATGAGAGATCGTAGAGCAGATTTTAGTTCTATGGTAGATGCTGGGGTAATTAGCACAACAAAGCAAGGTGTAGAACTGCTTGGTAAGATAAAAGATAAGGAGACAAGACCAGAGGTGGTTAGCTATATGTCACGTTTATCTGACTCACAAATAAGTGAGTTGCAAACTGTTTTTGATAGACGTGTAGAAAAAATGCTATTCCCAAGCATAGCAAGAGGTATATTTAATGATATGACAACATCAGCAAAAGAGCAGAGAGAGCAAACTACTGCACAAGTTGATACAACTTTAGGTTTTGGCAACGCTCTAAAGAAAGGGGCATCAGTTGTTGGTAGCTTAGTTGATGAAAAGGGTTTTAGTGTAGACCTTGATCCATTTAAGGGTGAGTACTTTGTGAGATACAAGAAAGAGTTCTAATGGTTGCAAAGAAGTACCAAAACCCAAAAGGTGGATTGAATCAAGCAGGGAGGGATTTCTTCAAGAGAAAAGAGGGTAGCAACCTTAAGTCCCCACAAAAGACTGGCACAGGACCAAGAAGAGTTTCTTTTGCTGCACGATTTGCTGGTATGAAAGGTGGCATGAAGGACGAGAAGGGTAGACCAACAAGACTTGCATTAGCACTCAAGGCTTGGGGTTTTAGAAACAAAGAAAGTGCTAGAAATTTTGCACAAAGGCATAAAAAGACATGATGAAATTAGACGCAAAGCAAGTAATGGATAGGTCAAAGAAAGCGTTTGCACGAAAAGACTTATGGCGTACCATATACGAAGATTGCTATAGATACGCTCTCCCACAAAGAAACTTGTATGACGGATACTATGAAGGAAATGTACCTGGTCAAAATAAAATGAACATGGTGTTTGATAGTACAGCAGTACATTCTACTCAAAGATTTGCAAACAGAATACAATCAGGGCTTTTCCCACCATATAAAAAATGGTGCAGACTAGAGCCAGGTGAAGATATACCTATTGAAAATAGAGCAGAGGTGCAACAGGCACTAGATGTTTATTTAGACAAGATGTTTACAGTTCTTCGTCAATCAAATTTTGATTTGGCTATGGGTGAGTTTTTACTTGATCTATGTGTCGGCACAGCAGTTATGCTCGTGCAAGAAGGTGATGATGTCAACCCTATACAATTTACACCAGTACCACAGTATCTGATTGCTTTAGAAGAAGGACCATATGGTACTGTAGATAACGTCTATCGTAAATATAAACTTAGAGTTGAGGCAATCAAAAGGCAGTTCCCAGACGCTGAAATACCAGAAAGCTTAATAAAACTTATGGAGAATAAGCCTCAAGAACAAGTAGAGTTATGTGAGGCTGTGATAGTAGACCCAGAACGTAAAGACTACTCTTATCATTTGATTTATGAGAAAACTGGAGAAGAGCTGTTGCAGAAACGTATGAATGAAACACCTTGGATTGTATCACGATATATGAAGGTAGCAGGGGAAACCTTTGGAAGAGGTCCTCTAGTATCTGCTATATCTGACATAAAAACACTCAACAAAACATTAGAGCTTTTACTGAAGAATGCATCGATAGCTTGTGCAGGTGTTTACACAGCAGCAGATGATGGTGTAATCAATCCATCAAATATAAGAATTACCCCTGGCTCCATAATCCCAGTAGCTAGAAATGGTGGACCACAAGGTGCATCACTCGCACCACTACCACGCTCTGGAGATTTTAACGTCTCACAAATTGTTATCAATGACTTGAGAATGAATATTAAAAAGACGTTGTTAGACGATACCTTACCTCCAGACAATATGTCTGCAAGGTCGGCTACTGAGATTGTGGAAAGAATGAAAGAGTTGGCACAAAACATGGGTTCTGCTTTTGGAAGATTAATTACAGAAACTATGGTGCCAATAGTAACTCGTGTTCTATCTATTATGGACAAGAAAGGGTTGATACAACTACCTCTAAAGGTCAATGGACTAGAAGTAAAAGTTGTTCCTGTAAGTCCACTCGCTAAAGCACAAAACTTAGAGGAGATAAATGAGATTATGCAGTTCGTACAGATAGCAGGTTCACTTGGACCTGGTGGGGTAGCTGAGATGAAACCTGATGTGATTGCAACACATATAGGCGATAAGCTAGGGATTCCATCTAATCTAAGAACTACACCACAAGAGAAACAAGCCATCATACAACAAAGTATGCAAATGGCTATGCAA